GTCAATTTCGGAGGGGTGGTAAGTCGGAGGGGGGAGTAAGGTATACTGTTTAGCAAATTAAACGGGGGAATTCCCATGAAAAAAGCTCCTAAGCAAATCATCAACTATGTCAAGCATCCTGAAACATGGGACGCATTGGTTTTTGAGACTCAGATTCGCAACGAAATTGAGAACTCGACCGGCGCACTCACGGCAAGCGACGAGCTTTTGGTTGGCGTGTTGGTAATGACCATGGAAACCTTGATTGAGGCGCAGAACAACATTGCCGAGACAGGGCATATACATTACTACAACGCCGGGCCTGCCGCATCGCCTTGGTACAAAATAAGAACCGAATCTTTGGACAAATCTATCAAGATACTTGCGGAGCTTGGCCTAGTGGCCCGGGGACGCCCAAAGAAGACATCAGCGCCAACGGAGATAGATGAGCTATTCGCCTCTGCTTGAACCCGCTTTTGTCTACGCCACTTCGGTGGTGCGCGGCGACACACTCGCGTGTGAAGACATCAAACTAGCCTGTCAACGATTCCTTGACATGGTAGAGCGCAAAGATGCGCCCTATGAGTTCGTCCCGTCAAAAGCTGAACACATCCTCAAATTCGCCAAGTTCTGCCGCCATGTCAAAGGGCCGGACGCTGGAAAGCCCATCGAACTTGAGGGCTTCCAAGTGCTGTTTTTGGCTGGCGTGTACGGTTTTCGTGACAAGCGCGACCATTCAAAGAGGTGGGTAACGGATGTTATCCTGTTTGTGCCGCGCAAGTCCGGCAAAACCACTTTGGCATCCATTATCTCGCTGTATGAGCTTTTGTTTGGCGAAGCCGGGCCGGAGGTGTTCACGCTGGCGACAAACCGAGAACAGGCGTCGATTTGTTTTGATTCATCTAAGGCCATCATGGAAAGCATGGTCCCCGAGCTTCAAAGCCGATTCATTCCATACCGCAGCGAATTAAAAAAGGCTGGCGACTCCACATCGACCTACCGCGCCCTGTCCCGCGAAAACCGCAAAACCGGTGACGGTAAAAACCCATCCTGCGCCATGATTGACGAGGCTGCGCAAATCATCGAGCGCGGTTCAATCGAGGTGCTGCACTCAGGTATGGGTGCGCGTAAGAATCCTTTAAGGATGTATCTGACCACCGCCAGCTTCACTAAAGAGACAAAGTTCTATGAGGATTTGAGCCACTTCCGCGCTGTGCTGCGTGGTGCTGCCGAGGACACATTCAAGTGGTTTGGCCTGCTGTATAGCGTGGACCCCGGCGACGAGTGGAGCGACCCTGCCATTTGGGGCAAGGCCAACCCTATGCTCGGCATCTCCGTGACCACCGAGGCCATTCAGCACATGGCAGACGAGGCCAAGAGCAAGCCTGCGACCCTCAACGAATTCTTGTGCAAGCAATTGAACATTTATGTCAGCGCCAACGCTGCGTGGGTCGATAGGCGCTATTGGGACGAATCCGTGGCCCCGATGCCGGAAGACAAACCCGAGGCCACATTCATTGGTTTTGACTTGGCGCACAGCCGAGATTTGAATGCCGTGGTGACGCTGCACCGGTATGGCGAAGAAGACCTCTACGCCAAGTTCAAATTCTTCTTGCCAGAAGACTCAATCGACCTGATTCCGAACCATTACAAACCCATTTTCAGCCAAGCTGTTGCATCCGGCATCCTGCATTTGACCCCCGGAAATGTCACGGACTTGAACGAAATTGAGTCATATATTCGTATGGAGGCGGAAAAATATGAGGTCAAAGAAATTGGTTATGACCCTTACAACGCTGCTGCTCTTGTTGCCAACCTCTTTTCCTACGGCTTGCCAGTCAAAAAGGTTGGACAAGGAATGGCAGTTCTATCCAACCCATCGAAAACGGCGGAACAACTTATCCTAAAACGCGCAATCAAGCATGATGGAAACCCGTTTGTTGGGTGGCAGCTTGGAAACTGCGAGGTCTACACGGATGTAAACGGTAATGTAAAAGTGAGAAAAAATGAGGCCGACCCAAGCGCCAAGGTGGACGGAATCATTGCAATGATTATGGCCCTGCATTGCCATTTGGACAATGTTTTTGTATCAGATTCTTATGGACTACGTTTATTCTGAGTGATAAACTCACGAAAAACTGGAGTCACCATGGCTATTCTTGACATTTTTAAGCGTAATCCCAAACCGGCCAACGAGAGCAACACGCTCTTTGGTCAAACGGCTCTAGGCAACAACATCATCTACTCGGGCAGCAATACGCGCCCCACAGTAAACACTCAAATCCTCTATGTCACGACCTCTTCGACCAACACCGCTGGTCGTCCGGTCGATATGTCGTTGCTCACGCGCAACAGCACCGTCATGGCCTGTGTGGGCGCAAAGGCTCGGGCGCTGGCGCAGCTTCCTATTAAGGTGATGCAAGAGGCCGACAACGGAACCTACCTAGATGCGACCAAAGACGACAAAGTTGGTGTACGCGACAAAAACAAGGCGCGTCAGGTTTACAAGCTCCTGAATAATCCAAACAACTTTCAGTCCAAATATGAATTTTGGTATCAATGGCTGATGTGGTATGAGCTTTCTGGCGAAGCATTCACGCTTTGGTGGAGAGAAGATCAAAAGAGTCCAACTCAGACGCCCATGGAAATGTATGTGTTGGACTCGACATTGATTGCCGTGACAATCAATCCCGCACGTTACCCTTCATATCGCCTATCCACCCCATCATACGGTTTTAGCAAAGATGAGCCGTTGCAGGCCCATCAGGTGATGCACGTTAAAGAGGCTGCATGGCAAGGTTCTGCCGGTTTCAACAAAGGCATCTTGGCTGCTGAACTGGTTTCGCTCGATCAAGACATCGACGTTTATGCCAACTTCATCATGCTCAATGGCGCAAAGCCAAGCGGTATGTTTGTGACCGATCAGGTCATCCCCAACGGCAAATACGAAGAGATTGCCGCCCGTTTGAAAGAGGCTTGGTCAAGTCTCACCGGCAGTCAGAAAACAGACCCATCCAAACCCGGTCAAGGTATGTTGCTCGATCAGGGCATGAAGTATCAGACCATCGACATTCTGACTTTGCAAGACGCTCAAGCTGCTGAATTGAAGATTCAGACCATGAAGCGTATCTGCGGTTTGTTTGGTGTTCCTCCTGCAATGATTGGCATTGCAGATCAAAAATACAACAACACTCAGACCATGTTGGATGAGTTTTACAAGTCCACGATGTATCCCACAATCGTGAACGTGCAGGACAAACTCAAGCAGCAATTGTTCCCCGGCTACCCATCGCTTTGCATTCAATTCGACACATCGAATTTCTTGAAAGGCGCTCCGCTGGACCAAATGAATTTCGCAAAAGCCGCTGTCGAAGCTGGTATCTTCACGCCCAATGAGGCGCGTGAATACCTCGGAAAACCAAGCATTGAAGGCGGCGACGAATTGAAGAAAGACCCAAAGGCAAGCGAAGATTTGCCCGGTTCATCACCCCAAGACACGGGCGGCGGTGGTGGAAATCAAAAGAATAAGATGAACATTGGAAAATAAATTTGTCACTTATTTTTCGATTAGTGGTAGCATCCTTGGCAACATACAAGCCACATGGTTTGCCGCCTCCAAGACGAGGCCGACCACCGAATACAATAAAAGACATTGACCGTTCCAAAGTCGATGAGGTAATCCATGACCAAAAACTATCTGATGGTATGCGAGGCCAAACTGGTCCTCGAAAAAAGCGCAACAAACAACGAACCAACTGGCAAGATTGAAGCAATCGCAACCACTTGGGGTCCACGCGAGGGGGCTGATGGTCGGCGCTTCAACTATCAACCAGAATCCTTTATGACATGGGCTGATGAATTCAGTAAAGCTGGTCGTCCGCTACCCATGTTTGTCAATCACAATGCTGATGCCGTTCCCGTTGGTGAATGGACATCGTTTGAGTTTGACGATAAGGGCATGACCGCACAAGGCCGCCTTTACATGAACACCACTCAAGGCTCTGACTTGTATCAAGTGATGAGCGAAAGCCCCAATATGTTTGGCGGCGTTTCTGTTGGCGCATACGCCGAAGAATACCAATGGGTCAAGGAAGACGGAACCCCATATCCCGCCGGTTCTGGCGATTATTGGGAAGACGGCTATTTCCAAATCACCAAAGGTGGTTTGCGCGAAGTTTCCGTGGTGATGTATCCCAACAACCCTATGGCAGAAGTTCAAAAGCTGGAATATTTCCGCCCTGATGGAACTGCTGATTTGAAAGTTTTGGAGCAAGCCCTTCGTGAAGTTGGACTCTCCAAGAAAGATGCGGTCGCTGCCGCATCTACATTCAAGAAAGTGCTTGAGCAGCGTGATGTTGCGCAAGAGAATCTTGAACCTGCGCCTCAACAGAGTGAGTCTGATGTGGAAGCGACCGAAGCTCAGAAACTTCTCGATGCTCTTGAGCAGCGTGAGTTGCTGAAAAAACTGGACCAAAAACTGAAAGGTTAATCATGGATAAAGTGATTGAAAAACTGGAAGCTATCGAAGTCAAACAAGTCGAAGCTATCCAAGCCGTTGAATCAAAAATTGCCCCCGCAATTGAGGCTGTAAAAGCTGAAATGAGCGAAATGGTTGCTGCTTTGGAAGCCAAAGTTGCCGCTATTCCTGCTCCTGTGGTTCACAAAGAAAAAGCCAAGACTGTTCGCCAAGATGTGAACCGTCATGTGCGTGAACAACTAAAAGAGTTGGCCTCTGGCAACTCAACTTTCGAGAAGCAACTGAAAGTATTTGCTGACGAAAGCCAATACGAAGCGTACATGAAAGAAGCCTCTGCCCTGACAGGCGGCGGTGACGGTAAAGGCGGTCGCACCGCTTATGACCCTGTGTTCGTCGCTCTGCGTTTGGCTAACCCCTTGCGCGGCGTGTCACGCACCGTGTCTACCGATGGCTCTAGCTACCAATTCCGTGTGAAGACCGGCAACGCTGGTGCTGCATGGGGCTACGCTATTCAGAACAACGGCTCGGCAACAACTGAAAACACTTCAATCTGGCAATTGGTTTTGCAAGACTTGAACGTGCAGTTCCCAATCCGTACCGCTGCTTTGGACGACATCGACGGTTTGGAAGCAAACGTGGTTGACGATATGTTGGCTGAATTCGCACAAGCCGAAGCTCTGTCAATGATTCAAAACAACGACCAAGGCTTGACCAGCTTGCCATACGGCGGCTCGAACGGTCTGCGCGGCTTGAACCAATACGGCGGCGCAAACAGCTCCTACACCGGCGGTTCTACCTCTACCGCAGCCTTCGGCTCTAGCGGCACAGGTTCTACCAGCGGCTTGCACAGCTTGGCTACATACGACCAGTTGACTTCAAACACCAACGTGGTTGGCGCTGCCAACATCAGCTACAAAGACGTTGTGAACTTCATCTACGCTTTGCCACAACAATACTGGACCGAGAGCGCCAAGTTCGTTGTCAACCCTGTTTTGCTGTCGCAAATCCGTGGTTTGGTGGACGATAACGGTACTCCTGTGTTCGAGCGTATGTCTCCTCTCGAAACCCCCGGTATCGCAGGCCGCTTGCTTGGCTTCGATGTGGTGGTGAACAAGTATTTGGACACTCCAAGCCAATTGACCACAGCTTCTGCTGGCACAACTAGCTTGTACCCAATGTACTTCGGTGACTGGTCACGCTTCCACACTATCGTGGACCGCTTGAACATGGTCATGCGTCGCTACGACCAAACACAACCCGGATTTATCACATTCTTCGGGGAAAAGCGTTTGGCAACCAGCGTCCGCGACCCATTTGCAGGTGTGCGTTATCGCTCAACTGCAACTGCCGCCTGATAGTTGCCATTGGAGGGGCCAAGCGCCCCTCCTTTCTTAACTCTCATTGGAAATACCATGACCATCAATGAAAAAATCCTGAACGGCATTAAGCAAGCCATTACCGAAGGTGGCACAGTCACCATTGACCTGAAAGAAGCCTCTGCAATTACTGGTTCTGGTTCGGGTGTTGGTGGTAATGTCGTGTTTGATGACGCATTCGCTGCACTTCGTCAAGCAAACCCATTACGTCAAGGCTCACGCCAAATTACCGTGGCGGGCTCAGACGCTCAGTTCGTTGCCAAGGTTGGTAACGCCGCTGACTCAACAAACCCATGGGGTTACGAATTTACTCCCAACAGCGGTTCACCCGATGTTGACACTGTGATTTGGCAATTGCCAGTTCGCGTGTTGGTGGCTCAATTGCCAATCCGTTCGGCTGTTTTGTCGGATGTGAATGGTCTTGACCCCGCAATCGTTGACGACCTTGCGCTGGAATTCTCTCAACTTGAAGGCGAGTCCATGGTCTTAAATGACGACCAATCCGGCTCTGCAACTACCTCCACCGGTGGCGAGTTGGGCTTGCGTGGTTTGGATAGCTATCTGTCCGACACAACCAGCGCATACGGCACAAGTGGCACAGCCATGACCAATGGCATTCACACCATTGCTACCGTGTCTTTGGGCGGCTCTCCTGTGACCTATGACAACATTATTGCCATGACCACAGCGTTGCCTGCTCAATACTGGTCTTTGCCAACAACCGCTTGGCACATGACTCCAGCCATGATTACCTCGCTGCGTCAGCTCAAGGACGACCAAGGCTTGCCTTTGTTCCTTGAAATTGGCGATGCTGATGGCGCTGCCGTTGGTCGCGTGTTTGGTTTCCCCGTGATTCCAAACCCATATCTGTCTTCTGATTTCCCAATCTATTTGGCAAATTGGAATCAGTTTTTGACCATTGGCGACACAGAAACAATGAATGTGAAAATGATGGACCAAACTCAGCCCGGTTACATTACTATGTATGCCGAGAAGCGTATGGTTTCCACAGTTCGCAATCCGTTTGCTGGCGTACGCATGAGCGCAGCCTAAGAGGTAAAAAATGTCCGTTGATTCACAACTCGGTTATTTGAACTACGGTGCGCCAACGCGCAATCCGTTTAACTACGCAAAGACAGAGCAAATCAATCGTGACGTTGTAACGGCTTGGTTGACTCTTGACCAAATCACTCAACAGTTAAACCTGTTTAATGATGAAAGCCAAGATTCGTATTTATCTGCCTTAGAGGTGGCGGTTCGTATGGCAATCGAGGATTACCTCGGTATGTCCATTTTCCCCACCTCTTATCGCGTTTGGTATAACGCATCGAGCCTGTATGGCACTCCATTGACTTTGGATTTGCCTGCCGTAAGCCAAAATTTCAATCCCGCGCTGCCGGGAGTGACTATAAATGCCGTGAAATATTGGGATGACAACAATCCGCCCACGCTGAATGTTGTGCCTGTCGATCAGTATTACTACGACCCCTCTGGCAACAAAGTGGTCATTGCAAACCTGCCGACAAACCTCAATAGCTCGATGACAAGCCCTGTGTATTGCGAATACACAACAGCCGCCAATCCTCTTTCTTCGTACCCTGTGATTCAGCAGGCTGGATTGCTTTGGTTGACGCATCTTTACAACAACCGTAGCGAAACGACAGGGCCGATTCAGCACCGAATTCCATTGGGTGTTGATGTCTTGCTGCGTCCTTACAAGCCTCTGGTGATGTAAATGGCAATTGCACGTTTTGAGAATGTCGCCATCAATAATCTAACTTTTGCCAAAAGCGATTTTGGCGAAGGAGAGACAGTTTCGACCAAATGGTTTGATACTCGCGCTCGGGTGGCTGACGTTGCAAACAGCGTAAAAATTGCTGAAAAGTATCGTCTGTATCAAGACTTGGTGAACTTCACATTCAACTATACGCCGAACATGAAACAAATTGTGGACCACCAGAATCTGTATTCATTGACTTGGCGTGGAAACGATTGGAGGATTACCGATGTTCGGGAGGCCAATGATCGCATGACCGTGATGTTCCTTTGCTATCGCTCCGACCCATCGACCTCAACATGACAACACAGCTTAATCCAGTTCTATATGGCAAGGCGATTCAGTATCAACTGACTCAAATTGTCAATCCTGTGCCTGTCTACGCATCGTTTAACCGGAACTTTGCAACGCAGCCGAAGTTCATCACTTGGAACCTGCGAGGCGTTCACCAGCCGGTCTATACGGGTCAGACTCAAAGCAACAAGGGCATTGACCGTCCTGTGTTCCAAATCTCCATCTTCACTCAAGTGATTGAAGATGGTTTCACTATTTCCAATCAGATACTACAATCGCTTCACGGTTATAGTGGGCAATTTGGTAGTCCGTCTGACGGATTCTTCATTGCAAAAGCCGATGTATATTGGCTTTACAACAGCTATGACAACGAGCAAAATATGGCACAAATCTTTTTGGATTGCGTCATTGATGTTCCAGCATAAGACAGACCAATTAACTTTTTTCAGGAGAAATCCAAATGGCTCTTATCAATAAAGTCTTACCCGGTTACGTTGCAACCCTGTGGTGTCAAACTGGCGCTACTCCAACTCCTTTGACAGACACTCAATTGTCTACATGGACCGGTCAAGTTGCTGACATCATCGGTGTAGTCGCTGGCGGTACTGGTACTGATGGCATTCAAGTTCCCGTGGAAGCTATCCCTGCATTCGGTGCTGACGATGCCGTGGCCGCATACTCTGTGGCTGGTGCTCGTACCGGCGCGAAGATCACTACTCAAAACCAAGTGACATCTTTGGCTGTTACCGCTGCATGGAACCCTGCTGACACAGCTCAGTTGTTGATTCGTGACGACGGCTACAACGGCACAATCGTGCGCACTTATGTGGTTGCCGTTTATGATGGCAACAACACCGTTGCATACGCATTCAACGGCATGATCGGTGGTATGTCTTGGGATATGTCGCCCTCTGCCGAAGGCAAATTCAACTTCACCATCCACCCCATCGGTGGCAATAGCTACGGCTGGTCAAACAACACTTAATTTACAAAACATGACAGTACAGATAAAAGACAGTAATGACCTTTTGAGCTTTCTAGTAACCCAAGCCGATTCTCGCAAGGATTGGTTTGGGTTTCAGCAGCAGCGCATCACAGCTATCGCTCTAGCTCACAGTATTGCAGTTCATCACGCAGACAAGCTCACCCCTCAAGAGGCGGTGCAGTATGCTATTGCATTGAACGAAGAGATTTTTCACAAGATCATCAAAGCAAAATAAGGATACGATATGACAAAACTTTCTGCCGCATTTGGCAAGAAATATGAGACTGCGCTTTCTCAGATTCGCACACGAACATTTACCGCTGGTGGATTTGAATTTAAAGTTCGCGTCCCATTGACCGCAGAACTCAACGCCCTGCAAAAGCGCGTGGCAGAGATTGACCCTGCCAAACTTGAGGCTCGATTCAAAGAGATGACCTCTGATTTGATTGATATGCCCGAGGCTGGCATCGAGGTCAAGGATGATGATGTCATCATCAACGGCAAGTCCACCAAAGAGCTTGCCATTGCTGTCCTGACCATGGAAAACCGCATCGTCGAGTATGTGCGCCTGCTCATCCCCGCCAACGGCTCCATGGAAGACATCACCTATGAGGACATCGAGGCCGAGTGGCCCTTGGCTGTCCAAATGCAGATTATGGATGCCATTACTGAGGCAATCCAACCCGGCTACAAAGACGCCCGAAAAAACTCGTAAGGGACACCCGCGCACAGGCCCGAGCGTATGTTTGGGCGCACGGGGGCTGTCCCGACGAAATCCCCTCAGACGAGATGCGAAACATTGAAATCATGTTTGCCGACGGCATGATTGGAAACAAGTCCGTCTTGCTGGCACTCAGCACCCTCACAACGGGCAACATTAACTCCAAGCTAAAAAAAGAGGCGCAGCCATACAAAATGAAAGATGTGCTGCCATCTACCCACGAATACCTGATTCCGCCCTTGACAGAGGAGGAAATGGCTGCTCAAAGGAATAGACAGCTTTTAGGGTTCATGGCAACATCCAAGGGTGTTCCAAAGAGCTTTTTGGAGAAAATATCGTGATTGTGAAGCTGGAAGGATTTTCTGAGCTTGAGGCAACTCTTTTGCAGTTGTCTAGAGAAATTAGCTCTCGCGGCGAAAACTTGGAGTTCCGCCGAATCCTGACCAAATCAGCGGAAGCGGCTATGCGGCCCGTTGAGGAATCTGTGGTTGCCTTGGCTCCTTATGACGCGAATCGACGCGCCAACAAAGCCGATCAACCACACCTGAAAAACACAATCCGATTGGATGCCAGAGTTCCAAACGAAAAAGATAAGCTGTCGCATTTTGTCAACGAATCTGATGCCGCGATTGCGGTTGTGTCGGTCAAGAAAAGCGCGGTTTCTTTGTCTCAGGAATTTGGCAACGCCAGAACCTCTGCTCAACCATATCTAAGAATCTCTTTGGAAAGAAATAGGACGAAAGTTGTTGACATACTAAAATCTGAAATGGAGGCGCGAATGGGCGCTTTTGTTCAGAGATTGGCAAAAAAGAAGGTGTAAGACATGGCTGGAGCCTCACAAAACATTGCTCGACTTGGCGTTGTCCTTGGCTTAGATTCCGGCGAATTGGTCCGTGAACTTTCTGATGCGCAAAGTAAATTCAAGAAATTTACTAACGACATTAAGCGCGACACCAGCGATGCAGCCAAAGTTACCCTTCAACTGGAAGAAGCCACTCGTTCCTACGGCAAGACCTTGACCAAGGTTGAGGAAATCCAGCAGCAGATCGACATGGGGCGCTTTAAATACGCCACAGAAACCGTCAAGAAGGCACTTTTGGACCGCGCTGCGGCCTATGACAAGGTTGCCCAAGCCGCACAGAAGGCAAATCAGGTAGAAACCAAAAAAGGCGGCTTAACGGCTCAACAGCAGGCCGCACTCAGCTACCAAACCACCGACATTGTGACTAGCTTGGCTGGCGGTCAAAACCCCTTCATGGTTCTGCTGCAACAAGGCGGCCAATTGAAGGACCAGTTTGGTGGCTTCAAGCCCCTGTTTGCAGGTATTGCTGAGGCTTTGACGCCCGTTCGTTTGGCTGTTGGTGGATTTGCCGCAGCCGTGGGCGCTGTTGGCGTTGCCTACTACCAAGGGTGGGAAGAAAGCAAAAAGTTCAACAATGCCATGATTTTGACCGGCAACATTGCTGGCATTACCGAGGCTAGGTTCAATGGACTTGCCGAATCAATTGCGACAAACTACAAAGCCTCGATTGGCGATGTTCGTGACGCGATGCAACAGCTTGTTTCAAGCGGTCAATTCACCAATGTGTCTTTGCAATCTGTGGCATCCACAGTCACGCGCATTGCGGCTCTAAGCGGTCAAACGGCGGCGGAGGTGGCTCAGTCCCTCATCCCATCTTTGGATGGCTCTGCAAACTCCGCCAAAAAGCTGAATGATACTTATCATTTCCTGACGATTGAGCAATACAAATACATTGAGCAATTAAACGAGCAAGGTAAGGCTCAAGAGGCTATCAAATACACCACAGAAGCCTTAAATAAACAGCTTGACGCACAAAGCTCTCGCCTTGGAACAATTGAGAAATTGTGGAAGGGTGTCAAAACTTCTGCATCGGAATTTTGGGATTGGGCCAAAAGTGTTGGTCGTGAGGAAGACCCAACGGTTGCTTTGTTAAATGCTCAATCCAAAAAGCTCACGGAGTTGATGGCAAGCCCACAGCTTTTTAATAAAGATGTGGTTCAAAAGGCGCTTGACGAATACAAGCGTTTGGCTGCACTTGTCCAAAAGGAAGAGGACAAAGTTCAGGCAGAAGCAGCCAAGAAAGCAAAAGACGAGCAAAAAATCAAGGATTACTCTGGCGCTGGCGGCATTCAAAAGTCTCGTCAAATCGCCAAAGAGATTGCCGATGTTAAGGCTCAGGCTGCTTATGAGTCTGCCGCACAGGGCTTAGATCGAATCCAACAACTTGAGCTTACCAAGCAGCGTGAGCTTGAGATGGCTAGGAACGAGCAAGCCCAAAAGAATGCCGATGAGCGTTACCAGTTTGCATCCGCAAGAGCAAAGCTATTAGCCGAAAAAGAAAAGCAAATTGTCGCCAAAGCAGAGCGCGAAAAGTCCGACATCCAACGCGATGAGATGAAGAAATACACGGACAAACTTCGCTCCGAAACTGAGGAAATACAAAAACAACAAGAGCTTTACAACATCTACAAAGAAAACGTCCTCATCTCTCAAACTGATTTGGATATTGCCTTGTCTCGCTTGAAGGTCGCTCAACAAATTCAAGAGATCGAGGCAAACAAGCTGCTGCACCCCGTGGACAAAGAGGTTATGAAAGAACAGCTCGACAAGATGCAAAAAATGAAAGAAGCATCAATCGAGCAAATGAATGACCTCCAGCGTTTGCGCGACATGAATCAGGCCGTGTATTCCAACATGGGAAGCGCCATCGACAACTTCGTTCGCACCGGAAAACTTTCATTTAAGAGCCTTGCTGTCAGTATCATTCAGGACCTGATCGCAATTGCAATGAAGGCTCAAATGCTTGCCATGTTCCGTGGATTTAATTTCTTTGGAGGTGGTACAACATCGGGGGCCGTCAATGTTGGCTCTGTCACGGGCAGCGACATGATGCAGGCGTTTGCCGATGGCGGTGAGCCTCCTGTTGGTCAGCCATCTTTGGTTGGAGAAAAAGGGCCGGAGCTTTTCATTCCTCATACCGCAGGCACAATCATTCCAAATGACAAACTTGCCATGGGTTCCGGCGGAAGCAAAACGGTTAACAATTTCAATATCAACGCCATTGACACCAAGAGCTTTGAGGACCGCCTCATCAATAGCTCAAATGCTGTTTGGGCTGCAAATCAATACGCAACAAAATCGCTGGCAATTAGTCGCGGGAGATCGTAATGTCTTTTCAAACCATCGTAGACATTCAACAAAGCATGAATGTCAATAACAGACGCACCGTTGGTCAGCAGGTCAGCCGCGCAGGTTACATGACCACAGCTCAATACCTCACGGCTGTGCCATGGGTTTTTACAATCATCCCGCACAAATATCTGTATTACCCACAGGTTCGTGACATCATTCAGTCAATTGATAATGCTGACCGTCAGAATCCACAGGACATTACTTTTGCGTCAGACAACCTTTCTTGGTTTACGGCGTATCAGGGCGACCTTACAATCCCTCAAGCAAACGCCTTAACACTTGCATCGGTTCCCACCGCAAACGCACAGACCATTAGCGTTGGCAACCTTCCTTCTGTTGGCGCTTCTGTGGTGATTTTCAAGGCTGGTGACTTTCTCCAACTTGGCGATTACCCATACAAAGTCACGACTGATGTATTGCGCGGCTCAAACACAACCGTATCCGTCAACTTAAACCGCCCCGTGATTGGCACTCCATCAACAGGAACGCTAACGGCTGTTGGCTCAAATGTTTATTTCTCTGTTGTGGCTGAAAGCTGCCCAACCTACACCCTAAACCCAATGGCAAATGGTGCATTTGTAGAATGGGATGGACCTTTTGTTTTTAGGGAGTACATCGTATGACCACAATGGCTGCATTAAGCAGCGACTCAATCCGTCACGCAGAGTTTGTTCGCCTCACGGTTGGCGACACATCTCCTACCGTTTACACATTTTGTAACGCAGCAAGCGCAATCACGGTTAATGGAATCTCGTTTACAAATCTTGGCTCATTATTGACTGTTGGCGATGTCCAGCGAGACATAAAAGCAACATCCGATGACATGACAATTCAGCTTGTTGGTATCGACCCATCCAACATATCACTCATTCTTTCCAATGACATCAAGGGTTCAATTGTCGAGGTTTGGCGTGGATTTTTGGATTCCAACAACCAAATCATCACAAGCCCAACGCAGCAATTTTTCAAACGCTATCAGGGCATCATAAACAACGTCAGTATTACTGAGGATTGGAATACCGAAACCAGAACTCGTATTGCTACTTGCAGCATCTCATGTAGCTCAATGCGTAGAATTCTTGAAAATCGTTTGGCGGGAGTCAGAACGAACAAAAATAATTGGCAATTTCTTTACTCTGGTGACGCATCCATGAGTCGTGTGGCTGAAATTTCAAACACATATTTTGACTTTGGCGCACCGCCAAAACGTCAGACACAATCATCGACAGAGGTTTCTGATTCCAACAATCTGCCATCCGGTTCATAATGATAAGAGAAGCAACAAGACAAGATATTCCGGCGCTCGTCGAAATGATGAGGCTCTACGCAAAAGAGGCTCCGATGGAGGCTTTGCAGCTTGACGAAAATCACGATGCAGGCCATGTCAGCCACCTTCTTTTTTCTTTGATTGTTGGCCGAGGATTCATCTTGGTTGATGACCAAATGAGAGGTATGCTGGCGGCAATCATCATTAGGAATGTATGGTGTCCGGGAGTGATTGAGTTAAGAGAGTTGGCTTGGTGGGTAAAACCAGAACACAGGAATGGGAGCATTGGCGGAAGGCTTTGGAAGACATTTGAAACCAAAGCTCAGACAATGCTAAAAGAGAAGAAGGTGGACTATATTTGCACAACCGTGATGGCAAATAGTCCATTGATTGACTATACAAAAAGAGGCTTCAAACCTCTAGATGTGACTTTTTATAGGGATTGAGATATGCCGGGTACTCTAATTGCAACGGAACTTGGTTTAACTGGTATTAGTTATTACGCCACGGCCTTTGCCGTGAACTACGCCGTGTCTCAGGTGGTTACGCGCACTTTTGGTGAGCAGCCCGGTGCATTTAATCAGCAGGACTCAGGCAGTCGTCAACAAGTGCCTCCAAGCTCAGAAAACACAATTCCTGTTGTTTACGGTGACGCATATCTTGGCGGAACTTTTGTGGACGCCGTTTTGACTAATGACCAAAAGACGATGTACTATGTTTTGGCTATTAGCAGCATTAGCGATAACGGAGAGTTTGATTTTGATACTACCAAGATGTATTTTGGTGATCGACTCATTACATTCAAATCAACAGGCAATACCGCTGCCGTTGCAAGTTTGACGGACGAGGCTGGCAATGTAGACACCGCAGTTGCTTCTGGCGACCTTCTGCAAATCTATCTATACACTTCTGACGCATCGGGAGCCATCACTCCAATCAACACCTCAAGTATGCCTAGCACAGTTATGGGGGGGTCAGATATTGCCTCCACATATCGATGGCCTTCTACTGGTCGCCAAATGAATGGTTTGGCTTTTGCAATTGTGAAATTGGGTTATAGCCGAGAGGCAAGCACGACCCAAATGCAACCCGTGACTTTTCATGTTAGCCATTACCTCAATGGTCAAACTGTGGCTCGTCCCGGCGATGCTTGGTATGACTATATGACCAACACTGTCTATGGCGGAGCCGTTGACCCCGCTTATATCGACACAGCCACTGTCACGGCCTTAAACACATATTCCGATCAAACAATTACTTTCAGCGGCGGCAGTCAGCCTCGCTATCGTCTAAATGGTGTCTTGAATACAGGCGACACGGTTCTGAGCAACATAGACAAATTGCTGACGGCTTGTGATAGCTGGATGGCTTATAACGCAGCGTCCGGCCAATGGTCAATTGTCATCAACAAGGCGGAGTCGATTAGCTATTACTTTGATGACACAAACATCATTGGCGAGATTCGTGTAAGCGCAACAGACATCACAAGCTCAATCAATCAGATTGAGGCCAAGTTCCCTTTTGCTGATAACAGGGACCAAGCCGCCTATGTGAATATGCAGACCCCATCCGGCCTGTTGTATCCAAACGAGCCTGTAAATAAGTACACCATGTCTATTGACATGACCAACAACAGCATTCAAGCGCAATACATTGCAAATCGAGTGTTGGAGCAGGCCAGAGAAGACTTAATTGTTAGTTTCAGTACAACCTATTACGGCATTCAAGTTGATGCAGGTCAAGTCATTGCTTTGACAAACGCCGACTATGGGTGGACAGACAAGCCATTCCGAGTCATGCGTGTCAATGAAGCCTCGATGCCTGATGGTTCTTTGGGCGCTCGTCTTGAGTTGTCTGAGTACAACTCTCAGGTCTATGACGACAAGAGCATTTCTGAATACACGCCTGCCCCAAATAGCGGTCTTGCTGCTCCATCGTATTTCTCATCCCTGTCGTCCCCAAGCGTTACAGCAAGCCGACCAACAGCAAACATTCCATCATTCGATGTGCGCGTAACCATTCCAACAACAGGACGAGTCACATTCATCAACCTTTTCTACACCACATCTTCAAGTCCATCGGCATCAGACTGGACTGCGCTTTCCGCGATTCAAAACCCATCTTCTCAGCCTTTTACCAACGCAACCAACTTTGATTTTCTAAACAATGTTTTGCCGGTTGGAACTTACTATTTTGGTTTCGTTGTTGGCAATGACATTAGCCAATCTCCAATAAGCCCGTTAAGTTCATCATTCTCTTGGTCCCCTGATGGAACGGCAACTCAGATTGCATTAGTTTCACTTTATCAATGGGCCGCATCAACTCCTGCAAACCCAACTGGTAACTCAACATACACATGGGCAACAGCCACAAACAGCGCCTATACGGCCTCTGACGGTTGGGATGTAACTATTCCAGCCAATCCCGGAACCTCAAACATTAAACTGTGGTCCGCAACAAAGAGCATTACAAATCCAACAGCAGCCGCTACAACCACAATCAACTGGACAACAGGAGCATCCATTGCCGCAATTAGTCAAAACGGCACAAACGGTAGCTCTGCTCGTCAGGCTTTTGCGCGTGTTGCAGGCAATCCAACGCCCGTTAGCGGCTCTATTGCAACCAGCGGCGGAAGTTCATACCCATCGTCTGCTCAATCGCTTTCTACATGGGGATTTTCTGCTACATGGGGTGCATCAGACCCAAACCCATCCAGTACAAGCTCGTTGTATCAGTCTGATGGCATTTATGACCCATCATCAAACACAACAACTTGGACAACTCCATACATCAGCTATTTGAAGGTTGCTCAACTTTCTGCCATCACGGCAGATATGGGAATTTTGACTTCTGGCGAAATTATTGTTGGTAGCTCTCCAACAATTAGCGGCTCGACAATGACCGGCTCAGGAACTCACTTGTATAGTGACGGTCGATTTGCTTTAGGCAACTCCACGGCCAACATTGTTTTTGATGGAACAAACGCAAATATTAATGGTTTTGTTCAACAATCAACCTCATCAACCACGAGCACGGCAATCAATATTGGCTCAACTCCGCCAACCATTCTTACATTTACATCTACTAAAAATAACGCCAATTTGATTGGATTTACCGGCTCTGTTGTTTTGAGTGTTGCGTCTAGTGCAATATCGTTAACTCCAAATCAAATTGCGTACGACTTATATTTTTATTTGTATACCGCAAGCAACACATTCATACAGCAATTTTATGTAGGATATAGAGTGCCAGTGGTTCCTACTGGCAGCTTTTACACCAACATATTTCCTTTTAATTTGTTTATTGTCAAAACATTACCAGCCGACTCATATAAGCTGCTAATGGGGAATACTCAATACCCGCTTTATTACAATTCTTCTGGCACTGCGGCTTACGCAACAAGTACAAGTACGCATTACATTCAAGGCTTTACCTCTCAATATCAAGCAACGGTGTAAAACTATGGAATATAAAAATTTTACAGTTTACGAAATAGCAACAAAAGAAATTGTCAGAACGGGGCAATGTGCTGACTTTGACTTTGATTTACAGCCTTCTAATGGTCAAGGCGTTGTCGAAGGGACTTACACATCCGAGCAGGCGTATGTTGATAACGGAAATGTTATTTTATATACACAAGAGCAACTGCAAACAAAAGTAAACAAGCCCGACATATTTTTTGTTTGGAACAATGACACATTTTCTTGGCAAGACCCGAGAGATAGCCAGCAAAAATACAGCGATGCGGCATCCTCCGTTATGTCGCAAAGAAGAGCTTATTTGTATGATTCTGATTGGACTCAGATTCCCAACAATCCGTTGACAGACGAAAAGCGGCAAGAATGGGCGCAATACCGCCAACAACTTCGAGACATTACCAGCCAAGCTGGCTATCCTTTCAATGTAATTTGGCCTGTTGCTCCTTTTTGATTTTGTGTAGAATTCAGTCACAATACAAGACATTACCCGTAGCCTCGTGAGTACATGGGGAGCGTCACAACCTGAGTACAGGGAACTTGTATGGCAGTTTTTAACAAGAATTCAATCACGCAAGTAAGCGGATTTAACAATCCTTGCATTACTGGAGAGCTGGTTTATGAACAGCAAACCTACTGGAATCTTACGCTTACAGCAGAAAACGGCACACAAGTTGTAGATTTAACTGGCGCAACAATTGACGCTCAAATTGTTCGTCGCACACTTTCAAATGTTCAAGATACGCGCTACGGACTATCCTTTGACATTGGCAACTATACGCCTACGCCAACCCCCATTCCTTTGACCATTACAAATCGTGATAACGCCGCTGGCTCATTCACTCTTGTAATTGATGACAGCTCTTGGAGTCTGGTTGACAGTGATGCCGAAATGGCAATCAACTCTCAAAATGGCGCAGGATTTTCTGGTCGAATCAAAATCAGCTTTCCTCAAGTTTCAAACACTCCGCCAGAAGATAACATCATTTTTCTTTTGTTTATCGTTCGCTCTGACGGTATTGTAAAAGTTTAAGGGGGCCACATGGCGACGCTAAGTGTTCAGGCCGTTCCTAGCAATACAACAGTCACAGTACAAGATGCGAATAACATTCAGTTGAATGTTACGCCTCCCACCAATGTTCGCGTTGAAGTTACGCCGGTAGCAAATCAGGTTGTGCAAATCAATCGAGGTGTGCAAGGTGCAAGCGGAAACAGCAGCATTGGAGGATACCCTGTAAACATTGTTGGCGTTCAAAATTATGACGCATTAATGTTTTTGAATTCTGAATGGACAAACATACCGCAAACCGAAATTTCTGATGGCGGAAACTTTTAAGGAGATTTGAAATGTCAAACACTATTCGCATTAAGCGTCGAGCAAACGGTGGCGGACCCGGTGCGCCAAGCACATTGGCTAACGCTGAACTTGCTTTTAACGAACAAACAAATATACTTTATTACGGCACAGGCACAGGCGGCTCCGGCGGCTCTGCTACATCTATTATTCCGATTGCTGGTAACGGTGCTTTTGTTGATCTAACGAACGATCAAACCGTTGCCGGAACAAAAACATTTAGCAGCCCAATCTCGGGTTCTGTTACTGGTAACGCTGGTACAGCTACGCAACTGGCAACGGCTCGAAACATTGAAATTTCTGGCGATGCTTCTGGTTCCGCATCTTTTGACGGTTCCGCTAACGCAAACATTGCGATTACGCTTGATACAGTTAACAGCAATATTGGTTCATATACAAAAGTAACCATTAACGCAAAAGGTTTGGCAACAGCCGGTTCGCAAGCAAGCCTAAGTGATTTGTCTGCTCCGGTTAGCGCATTTAGCTTTGGCAGCCAAAATCTAACAAGTCTTGCAGACCCCGTTAACCCGCAAGATGGCGCAACCAAAAATTATGTTGACTCTGTTGCTCAGGGCTTAAATGTTAAGCAATCTTGCTTTGCAACCACAACTGGCAATATTACATTGTCAGGTTTGAGCACTCAGGCTGGTGGCGATTGGAGTTCAAGCCTTACCTCTGGCGACCGTGTATTGGTTAAAAACCAAACACAACAAGAAGACAACGGCATTTATGTTGCATCCAGCACAGGATGGTCTCGCTCTTCTGATGCAAATACTTGGGCTGAATTGATTTCGGCATTTACATTTGTTCAAACAGGCGCAACAGAAGCAGATACCGGTTGGGTTTGTACAGTAGATGCTGGCGGCACACTAGGCACAACCCCCGTTACATGGGTGCAATTTTCTAGTGCTGGCGCTTATTCTGCTGGAACTGGCTTGACTTTGACTGGGAACCAATTTAGCATCACAAACACCGCCGTAACAGCGGGTTCGTATGGCTCTACTGGTGGCACACAGACATTGGTTGCAACTGTTAACGCTCAAGGTCAATTGACTGCTCTTGCGTCATACGACATTAACGTAGATGGCGGCACATTCTAAACATCAACCCTGCTAAATAGCGAAGAAGGGCGGCCACATGGCTAATAAAATTCAAGTCAAGCGTTCGGCGGTTCCAAGCAAAGTTCCAACAACTTCCGACCTTGACCTTGGCGAAATTGCAATCAATACCTATGACGGTATTGCTTACATTAAAAAAGACAACGGCACTGCAAGCATTGTTGCTCTTGGTGCTGGTTCTGGCGATGTGGTTGGACCATCATCTTCAACCGACAACGCCCTAGTCAGATTTGACGGCACAACTGGCAAACTAATTCAAAACGGCACGATTACGCAAGATGACAGCGGCAATCTTGCCGGAATTTTGTCTGAGCAATATGACACCACTAACACTCCGCCCACAATTGTTGAAGGTTTAGAGGCGTGGGATAGCGGCAACGGAACGCTTGAGGTTGGCCTAAAAGGCGGCAATGTATCTTATAAATACGGGCAACAAGAATTTGTAAGAGCATATAACGGTGGCGGCTCTGCAATGACCAAAGGGCAAGTGGTCTATATTGTTGGCGCACAAGGAAATCGCGTTGATGTTCGTTTAGCCAAAGCTGATGCGGAATCAACGTCTGCGGGGACTATTGGACTTGTTGCTGAATCAATAGCAAGTGGCGCAGAGGGATGGGTTCAAGTTTCTGGCACTTTGCCTAAATTAAATACATCCGCGCTTACAGCTGGTGTTGCAGTTTATTTGTCACCATCAACTGCTGGCGCATACACAACAACCCGACCAGCCGCGCCAAATCATGCGGTCGTTCTTGGTTGGGTTGAACGAGTAAGTTCAACCGTTGGTTCTTTATATATCAAAGTTGACAATGGTTACGAATTAGATGAGTTGCAAAATGTGCTTATTACAAGCGCGGCATCAGGCAACACATTAATTTACGATGCGGTTACTGGCGTTTGGAAAAATGCAAACATAACTGCTGGCACAGGCGTAAGTGTTACAAACGGCGCAGGTTCAATTACTGTTGGTTTGGATAATACTACCGTAACCGCTGGTTCATATACAACCGCAAACATTACCGTTGACGCTCAAGGTCGGATTACTGCGGCATCTAATGGGTCTGGTGGTGGGTCTGCGGCATCGTATACGCGCACATCTTTTACGGCTACCGCTTCGCAAACAACATTCAGCGTTACATACACCGTTGGTTATGTAGAGGTCTATCTCAACGGCGTGCTGTTAAATGCAAGCGATTACACGGCTAGTAATGGCACTTCGGTTGTTTTGGCTACCGGCGCAACCGCAGGTGACATTGTTGAGTTTATTGCTTACACAGCCGGTAGCGTAATTCAACTTCCGATTAATTTAGCCACAGATGTCACCGGTAATTTGCCTGTCACTAATCTGAACAGTGGTACTAGCGCCTCAGCATCTACATTCTGGCGTGGTGACGGCACTTGGGCTGCTGGCGTATCGGGACCTACCGGGCCAACAGGCCCCGCCGGACCTGCTGGTGCAGCGGGAAGCCCCGGACCCACCGGAAGTCCCGGACCTACCGGCCCAACAGGCCCAACAGGAAGCCCCGGACCAACAGGCCCCACCGGACCTGCCGGTAGCCCGGGTCCAACTGTTTATCCCGGCTCTGGGATTGCTGTATCAACGGGTACGGCATGGACCACTTCCGCCTCAACTCAACAAATATCAAAAGCGTGGGTCAACTTCAACTCAACAAGCGGATCGGCGGTTGTTCGCGCATCGTATAACGTCAGCTCTGTTACATACAACTCAGCAGGCAACTACACCGTTAACTTTACAAGTGCGCTTTCTGATGCAAATTACGCTATGGTTGGAACCGCTTATTGGGGCGGCTCCGTAGCAGGAAGCATTGGCATCATTACGCCAAATACTACAACTTGCGCCATTCAAACGGTTAGAACCGATAATATGTCGGCAGCAAATATGCTATACGCTTGTGTATCATTTTTTAGGTAACAACATGACGAATCAAGTAATTATATTTACCAACGATAATGGTCAAGTCTCTGTTTGTACTCCTACTGGAGAATTGCCGATAGAGGATGTTCAAGCAAAAGATATACCGTCTGGTATTACATCTTTTATTGTTAATACATCAAGCCTGCCAAATGAGTATGGTGATTTTTTTAACGCTTGGGAACAAAGTAATGGAGTTGTTACTATTAATTTTCCAAAAGCGCAAGAATTAACAAAGGTGCGGCTTCGTGTAGAGCGTGAACCTTTGCTGGTTGCGCAGGATGTTGCATTTCAACGCGCCTTGGAAACAGGAGCAGATACATCTAGCATCATTGCAGAAAAACAGCGTTTGCGAGATGTCACCAATTTGGTTTATACCTGCACAACTCTTGAAGAATTGAGGGCTTTGCACCCATGACACTATCACGCAACTTAGCCAATACGGGGCAACTTGTTAACAGCACGGGCCAAGTAAGCCTTTCTACTGGCGTGTCTGGGAATTTGCCAGTTACTAATTTGAATAGCGGCACAAGCGCATCATCCTCTACCTTTTGGCGCGGCGATGGTACTTGGGCTGCTGGTGTATCTGGCCCGACTGGACCCACCGGCCCAACCGGCCCTACTGGTTTAACAGGCAATCCCGGTCCAACTGGTCCAACTGGCGGCCCCGGTCCAACTGGAAGTCCCGGCCCAACCGGGCCTACCGGACCCACAGGACCTACTGGCGCTCCGGGTCCAACAGTAGTCACAACTACATCAGGCTCTGCCCCATACTACATGGCAAGGGCGTGGGTTAACTGGAACGGACAAGGAACAGTGGCTATTCGGGGTAGCGTAAATGTTTCTAGTATTGGCGACAACGGTGTTGGCGATTACACAGTTAACTTTTCAACTGCTATGACGGATACAAACTATGTTTACACATACGGAGGGTCGAATGTAAGCGGGGCTGGCAACAGTAACGGTCTTACTTTGATTGAAGCTCTTAATGCGGGGCCTTCTTTTACACGGTCCTCGTCTGCTTGTCGTTTCTTTAACTACACGGCTTCATGGGGTGTTGTTGACGGGTATAGCAATAACATTACTATTTTCCGATAAGGTTTATTTATGACAAAACGAATTATTTACAAATCGGATGAAGGTGGCGTAGTTGTCCTTATACCAACTCAAGAGGCACTTAGCCAATACAGCATAGAAGCCTTGGCGCTGAAAGATGTACCATTTGGCAAGCCTTTCAAAATTGTAGATGTTGAAGATGTGCCTAGTGATCGCACATTTAGAGAGGCTTGGCAGGTTGAAGAATCTTTGTTGACCGACGGGTACGGCGCAGACTACGGTGCAGGCTCAACAAACGATGTTATTGCGTGGAACAACGGTGTTCCGGTGTTGAAAGGGCAGACATGATTACGATTAACTTAACTAAAGCAAAAGAAATTGCGCACATCATCCGTCGCGAAAAACGTGCGGAAGAGTTCAAGCCTTTTGACGAAATAATTTCCAAGCAAATACCCGGAGCAGACGCTGTTGCCGCCGAAGAGGCGCGACAAGCAATCCGTGAAAAATATGCAACGATGCAGCAAGATATTGACACTGCCGCAACATCTGAAGAAATTAAATTAATTTTGTCATGAGTAAGCACCTTCCAATTTGGTATATGGGTCAAGTCCCGCCTGAGCTTTGTGATATGGCTGAGACAGACTATATGCGCCTTGAGGCGCGTGACGCCACCATGGGCGCAAACGGAGATGAGCTTTCTCATCTAAACAGAAATACCACCGTGCGTTTTGCTGATAAATCCCACTGGTTTGGCCATATTCTTCGAGGTCACGGACTTCAAGCAAACAAAACCTGTGAATGGGGATTTGAAATTGATGACCATGAAGCCGTGCAATACGCGCATTATGGCGTTGGACAGCATTATGGGTGGCACGTTGACAACTTTCCTTTGGCCGGTTTGCCAACAGATCGCAAAGTAAGCGTGGTGTGCCTCATGTCCGATATATCAGAATTTGAAGCTGGCGAGTTACAAATTAGATTGTATTCTGAATATACAGCGCCGCTAGTTAAAGGAAGCGTTATTGCATTTCCTTCAATACTTGAACACAGAGTAACTCCGGTAATTGCTGGAATTCGCAAATCTGCAACAATGTGGCTTAATGGACCGAGGTTCCGATGACAACCATAGATGCCACAGACGCAAGGCTGGAAAAACACGAAGAGATTTGTGCTCTTCGGTATGAAAACATCCAGCTTCAACTGAAGAACACCAACGACTCGATGGATGCTCAGTTCCGTGGCAGCAATGCCCGTTTGAAGCGCATGGAAACAATAATGATAGCTTCGGCAGGCTCGATGATTTTGGGCATGGCTGGTGCTGTTTTTGCCTTGATGACTCACATAAAGTGATGTGGACCCGTTTAGCTTACTCATGGCGGCGCAGGCAACTGTTGCGGCAATCCGTAGTGGGTGCGAAATGTTGTCTCAAGGTAAAGCTGAGATCACAAAGACAAAAGCTGCAATTGAAAAAGCGGTTTCAGACGGCAAAGCCATTTACTCTGAGATCATCGGCCTGTGGGACTGGATTACCGGCTTATTCGGAGCTAAACCGTCGAGTTCAAAAGCTGCTGCTCCTGTCAAAAAGGATGCACCGGCCTTGTCTAGCAGAATTGCCTACAAGCCAAAACCTGTTGAGCAACTGACGTATGAGGAATACCAAACACAAGCCATCCATCAAATTTGTGAGCAGCTTAAAACTTTCTTTGAGATACGCAGACAGCTAAAAGAATATTGCCATGAACTTGAGGAAGAATCAAAAACCACAAACGACATTGAAGGCGCGGCACTAGACAGGATACAGATTGAAATGCAGCTTGAACAAATGACTGTGCAAATCAGGGAAACCATGATTTATACGCCTAAGGAAATTGGGCTGCAAAGCATTTACAGTCGTTTTCTCAAGATGTATGACCAGATTCTCGAAGAGCGAGAGTTTGATAGGGCGTTGAAACGCAAACAGGAAATCGACGCAAAATGGCAACGAGAATACCGCCAACAAATCAGGGTCGCCAAATTGGGTTACGCAATAGTGGTAACAGTAGTCGGCCTGTGGATGATGGCGTTGTTTTCCGTTCTATGAAAGAATTCTATTGGTGGGTCATCATTGTCACGCTGCTGCTAATGCTGCTTGGATTTTCCATTTGGTCAGCACTCTATGCAGATAGCCGTGTTCGTAAGGCCGAGGTTATCCTTCAACGTGCCGAGCAAATTGAAAAGAAGACAAGACAGAAACTTGAACCAACTCCCGAGAAGGAAGAATAATGCTGTCTTTAATTTCTACCCTTGGCGGTTTGCTGCTTTCAGCTCTGCCAAAATTTATTGAGCTTTTTCAGTCCAAGCAGGACCAAAAGCACGAAGCTGAATTAGCCCGTATTCAAACCGAGCGCGAACTGGCGCTTGCCGCGCAGGGTTTTGCCGCCCAAGCCAAGATTGAGGAACTGCGCACCGATCAGGTTTCCATGCAGACCGAGGCCGCCATGACCCAAGCCGCCTACGCGCATGACGCAAAGGTGCTAGAAAAAGCGGCAGGATGGGTTTCGACCTACGTTGGGACCGTTAGACCAACCATCACCTATTTGTTCGTGCTAGAGCTTGTTTTCATCAATGCTGGCCTTGGCTCTTACGTTTGGACTCACCCGCACATGATTACTGGCGTTGATGACCTCATCAAGATTGGCAACGAGATTTTCAGCGATGATGAGATGGCTATGCTTGGCGGCATCATCGGTTACTGGTTTGGCTCTCGCGGCTACAAAAAATGAGAACCAGCAACGAGGGCATCGAACTGATGCACAAGTTTGAGGGGTATCGTGACAAGCCTTACCAATGCAGCGCCTCGATGTGGACGATTGGTTGGGGTCACGTTATTTACCAAGACCAGATAAAGTATCCCATCGTCAGGAAAGAAGGTTACACGGGGATGCTGCGCCCTGAATACCCATTGAAGCCGGAGGACAACCGTGTTTGGTCGAAAGAAGAACTCGTTAAGATATTCCGAGATGACCTCGTTTCTTTTGAGCGTGGTGTTCTTAGACTTGCTCCCAATTTGGCTGGTCGTCAGGGTGCTTTCGACGCTTGCGTTGCGTTTTCCTTCAATGTCGGATTGGGGAATTTTCAGCGGTCTACTATTCGGATGAAGATAGGCCGCGAGGATTGGGCTGGCGCGTCAGAAGCGTTCATGGCGTGGACCAAAGCCGGTGGCAAAGAGCTTAAAGGCTTGGTCCGCCGCAGAACTGCCGAGCGTCAACTGTTTGATTCTAGTCAAGAGACTTGAGCGCCAGCACAAACAAAAACACCCCTGCGCCAACGATTGCGCCAATCACAAGGATGACGATCAGCATGATTAAGTTGTCCATTGCAACAAGTCCCATCCAAACATGAATGCTATGTAAAGCAGCTTAAACACCATGCCTAAAAAGGCAAGGTAGACAGCGCCAATGACAACGCCTTTTGTTGTTTCGTATAGGTATTTCATCGCCAAAAAATCCAATCCAAAATTGCACCGGCAAGCACTATTATGAGCAAAATTGCTAATTGTTGGTCGGTCATTTGACCTCCGATGGAATGACGCGATACTTGAATAAACCGTTGTTGATGTATTCTTTCTCTACCGTGTGACCGCCAAATCTGGGCTTTCTGAGATGCCTTAGTTGTGCGCTAACACTTGCCTCGGGGTCGCCAGTTAGGTCTGCAATTTCGCGTAATGTTCGCCATTTGCTGTCTTGCACAACTTCCCACACCCGGAGAATTTGGCCTGTCAAACGAACATCGTCCCGGCTTGGGATGTAATCACTTCCGTTGAATTTCATATCTTGTCTTTTCTTAAAAGGTGGGGGCTACTCGCTGCGCTTGGTCGCAATCAAGCGCCATTACGTTACGGTCTTTCGACTCACCAATATCCGCTTTCGCCCCCGTTAATCAAACTTCCATTTCGATTTGGTCAGGTGACTTTGCATTCTCAACTTGAATGCCATCACCCAATGATTTAACCAAATCATCTTGGCTGGCAATACGAAGTGTCAAGAGCGAGTTTGCCACATGAGACAACGCTTGTGCGCGTGTTGTTGCTTTAACCAAACGAACTTTGTTGTCTGGTGTCCCGATGATGTAGATACGTTGTGCCATTAGACGCCGCACCCACAGATTTGCTTGCCGTTAAAGCCGACTGTGCAGCGATAAGGCATAGACATTGGACAAGATGCGGCGGCAATGCCAGAGGCAACGAGCAGCGCGATTGCGATTAGTTTTTTCATGGTTACTCCTTAATATGGAACGTCATCGTCATAACCACCGCCTTGTGACGATGGTGCTTGGGGCTTCTCAGCCCTGTTGCCGGGTTGGGAAAGAATCTTGAATTCGTTTCCGCTAATGTCTGTGGAATACCGTTCGATTCCATCTTTGTCCGTCCACTTGCGCGTCTTGAGTTTGCCCTGCACATAGAGCAACGAGCCTTTTCTGACGTATTCGCCAATGACCTCTGCGCGACGACCAAAGAAGCTGATGCGATGCCACTCGGTAGATTCCATGGCCTCGCCTGTTTGCTTATCTTTCCATTTCTCGGTGGTGGCGATGGAGAAGTTGACGATTGCCTCGCCTGACGTTGTGTAGCGAACTTCAACGTCCTTGCCAACATGACCGATTACTTGCACTTGATTCAACATTTTTCTTCCTTAAAACTTATGTTCGTTTCCGATTCGCTCAATCAACTCAATGTAGAGCTTTTGAGCCGCTTCAACCTTTGTCACTATCTTGTCTTCTAGTTCCATGTCCCTCTTGTAAATCACACGGGTCACGCGCAGTTCAGGGGCTATGTGTTCAACGATGTGGAGGGATGGGTCTTCGTATCCAATCAAATGATCGGGTGTGTTGACCAAGCAATAGTCAATCTCAAACTCATCCACATTCCAAAGCATCATGTAGGCTCGACCCTGCCATTCATAGGTCTTGTCTTCGCCTTGTGAGGCCAAAACGGGAAAGGTTTGTAGGCTCCACGATGATTTGATGTCATGGATTTTCGAGCCGGTGAAGATGTCGCACTCGCCGGTAATCCACTCGTTTGTTTTGCGCTCGGTGTTCTTGGTGTAGTTGGTAAACAGCACTTCGTTGAGCAACGCGATGGATTGGTCCTCGACCTGCAAGCCTTTGTCCATGTATTTGGATGACACGCGATGGTCATACCCATACACAAACTCTTTGGCAAGCTGAGTGATGGCTGTCACAGCCCCAACAGACAAGACCTCATCCTTTTTCTTGGGGTCGGTCATTATGTCTGCCAGCGACGATGCGCGAAACTTAGGAATTTGCAAGCTCATTTTGTAATCTCTTTTCTTGTTCTGGTGTCAGGGCGAATCGACCGCGCAAGACCTCTGTGGTTGATGTTCCGGCCTTGATAGCCTCGATTGCTTTGCCAAGCCTCTCGTCTGTGATTGGCTGCTTTTCAGCGACCTTTCTTGTGGCGGGAGGCACAGGGCTGATGCGCAAACCCTCGACGGTTTCTTTGCCAAACCGAACCTTGGGGTCAACGTAGATCGTCACTTGAATGCCGGTCCAATCCTCGATAAAGGGTGAGCCGGTCAATTGCTTCATCACGCGACTGTTGGTTGCGTTCAGAACCATGGGTTT